CAATCTTAGCGAAATAACGATACTTGATATGAGCCATTGATTCGCCAGCCAATGCACTCTCAAGATTTTTTAGTGTGACAGACATATTTTTCCTTTATAAGATGGTGCGCCCGCAAGGACTTGAACCTTGGACCAATGGATTATGAGTCCACTGCTCTAACCAACTGAGCTACAGGCGCAAGTATTATTTGATATATTCCAACCAATCCTTACGCATCCAATGAATTGGTTGGGCACGTTCTTGTGATGGCATGTTCTTATTGACGGCAACAAATTCTACACCATCTATCTCTTTGGTGTCCCAATTAGAATATGTGTAGTAAATATCACCACCGTTTTTAACACGTACTTTGTATAAAATAGGTTCTTTTTTGTATTTCATAATACTATCCATTGTATCAAAAAGTAAGGGCTCTGTCAAGAGCCCCTATTTTATTTACCTTTGTTTTGGAATTTTTCTGGATAATTAAGTTGATCCCATTCCTCATCGGAAACGGGCCACCAATTATTCATCTTTCTTTTCCTTAACGGTAATCTTTTTAACGGCATCTTGGATTTTGACCATATTTTCCAGCCAAATCTTCAACATACCATTCACGTATTCGGCATCTTGAATTTCAATCTTGTCATTCAATTTGAATTCGTGTAGGAAATTGCGAGCAGCAATACCTTTGTATAGGAAGTTGGTATCTGGATCCTCATTGTCTTGTGCAACACCTTTGACAACAAGTTTATTGCCATCTAGTGTAACTTCAATATCAGATTTTGCAAAGCCTGCAACTGCAATCTCAATAACGTATTTGTTATCTTTGACTTGCTTGATATTGTATGGAGGATAGGTTGTGATTTTCTTGGATGCAGTTGAGGCCATATCTTGTAGGTCTTTAAAGATATCTCTAAAACCAATAGCCCATGGATCCAATTTGTGTAGGTCGTACAATGTGTTCATATGTTTCTCCTTAATGAAGCGAGTTTAAAAATTGCCGCCCAAAATGGCACGGCACCATGATTATATTAGTATTTATACTAGGTGTCAAGTACTTTGTGGTTTTTTACCAATATTGTACTTGGGTACTAATTGCCAATCGTTCTTTTCTTTATGAGAAATGATTTTTACCTGTGATAGGAAAATAGGTGCAGGTACTTCAGTCTGTTTCTTATTGACAACTTTGACTAGACCCCAATCTTCCAACAGGTTTACGATTGCATTTCTACGTGATAAGTCGTTGTCGGTAATATCGGTTGGTTTACCATCCAATGCAAATAGTTCTTTGAAGTGTACCACATAGTACTGGCCTCTTTTGTGTAGGATGTGGCAAGATTGATATAGAATCTTTTCCTTTTTGGATGCCACACCAATACGTGTAAGAGTCTCACGTACTTTTAAAAAATCGTCTTTTTCATTCAGTGTCACTTCAACAAGTTCGTTAACGTTTACCATTATTCTTCACTCCGCCTTTATCTGTTTTTATTTTTATTTCAGCGATTTGTTCATCAGTAAGAATACGTAGAGCCTCTTTGGCTTTGTTGTCAGAATAACCAAAGTATTCTTTCACACATTCAATATTCTCTTCCTTTTTAGACTTCTGCCACGGTTGAAACTTCCGTTTCATAGGTCTGATACTATTTAGAAGATACTGGTATTGCATGTCCTTGTCGATGCCAGAATGCATATTGATTTCATTTGCATAACCAACACAATCAAGGTGATAAGAAAGAGAACGATTGATTAGATAAGGTGCATAGTCCTTAAATTCCAATTCAACATTCTTTTTCTTATTGAGTATGATATCTACAAAGTCAAACGGACTCATTTGAACTCACACTCCACCATGATTTCCGTCAAGCAAGCAATCAGGTTAATTTCATGGTCAGCCACAAATGCGGCTTGATACTGGTATTTTGCAAGGATAAGAACCAATTGTGGCACAGAGTTGGGTTGCAACAACTCATATAGTGTGTCATAGATTTTACGGAAGATACGTGTAGGATCGTTATCCAAGTTGTTGGTAACCCACTTACGACAGTCACCAAAATTTTTGTCCTTCAGTGCATTAATGAGTTCACTAAGATTTACATCCGAAACTGATGCAAGAATGCCTTTGTCAATAGAACCAGAAACACCATATCGTTGCAATTCATTTAGAATCCTACGATTGTCTGGGAAGTGTTTCATAATCACCGCAGCGACCACATCCTTTTCATATGAAATGTTTTCTTTTTCCAGAATCATTTCGACACGTTTCATAAATTGTGCGGCCAACTTGGCTTTGTTACCATTGATTTTAAAGTCAACCACGGTACAACGTGAATGAATAGGATCAATGATTCGGTTCTTGAAGTTACAAGTAAAGATAAACGAACAGTTACCTGCAAACTCCTCGATTGCACCACGCAACGCAGGTTGAGTTGAATTTGGATTTAGATAATCTGCCTCATCAATAATAACAACTTTGCGTCCACCCATCAGGGAGACAGAGGATGCATAGTTCTTAATCTTGGTGCGTAGAACGTCAATACCTGATTCGTCAGACCCGTTGATAACAATATAGTCACAACCAACTTCTTCACACAAGGCTCTGGCGATTGTGGTTTTACCAACACCTGCGGTACCAGACAACAAGAGATTGGGAATCTCTTTACGATTTACATACTCCTGAAAGGTCGTTTTCAGGCTCTCAGGAAGAATACAATCCTCAACTTTTTTAGGACGATACTTCTCCACCCACAACATGTGTTCGTTCATTCAAATTCTCCATAATATAAAAATGTATTGTATCAGATTTTACGCCAGGTGTCATTCTCTTTGACGTAAAGTTTACCATCAGGACCAGGTACAATATTGACCTTTACATCCTTTCTGGTACCTTCCACATAATCATCACCAAAACCATTAGAGCCAGCAATATAATATTGTTGATTTATTTGATACCAAGGTATAGTTGGTTTAGGTTTAGGTGTACCGTATGTTGCCGTCAACTGCAATACAGGTTTTTCATTGAGTTTTTCTTCCAACTCTTTGGTTGGAAGTTCATCTTGTTTATAGACGATTCGTTCTTTAACCTCTTTGTAACCATTTATGCCAGCCAAAAAAAGGCCTGATAAACCCAGGCCTTTCATAAAGTTTCTGCGTGATGCATCACTCATTTTATTTCATTCATACTTTCAAACAAGGCTTCAAACTCTTTAGATTCTGCAACCTCAATTTGGAATGATTGTTTGAATTGTGTTTTTGCCATACGTTTGATAATCTTTTTAGGAATTTTCAATTCATCATATGCAATACCAACAATGTCATTCATGGCTTCTGTATTGGTTTTGTTGCGGTTCATGTACATAACCATTTCATCAACATAACCTTTTAGTTTCTTCAACTGTTCATCATCAAATGAACCAAATAATGTATTCACTTTAGTCATTATTATTCTCCAAACTTAGAATGTTTAGCTTCAATTGCAATCCAATATTCAATATCTCCATTGGAAGATTTGAATTGGGAAAGACCCTGGAAAGAAATAGAAACATCATAAGAACCAGGCATCATCTTCAAGTTCTCAGTCAAGAAAACTGCCTTGAATATTTTACCATTACCATCAGCAATTTCAGTTGATGCTACGTGAGCAGAATCATCTTCTTCATCACAGGTATTGATGATAATCTTTTCACCATCAGAAGAAATGGTTACGTGTTTAGATTGCAAAAGATTTGCATTTTTAAGAACAGAGTTCAGGTCATCTGCACTTAGATTGAAACTTACATCAATGGATGGCAACTTCAATTCTTTATCTGGTGCGGCAACGATAGTGTTCTTTGCAGCAGTACGATACCAAGTTTTGGTACGACCAGACTTAAACACAACATGTTTGTCGTCAAAATCAATTTCACAATCTTTGTTAATGTTAAAGATGGATAGAAACTGATTCAAATCATGGATACAAAAATCTTGTGGGAAATCATCTGTGATGTTTGCTTTGGCCAACACAGTTTTGGTTGGTGCAATAGTGGCCAGTTTAGTA